CAGGTTCCATGCGTGGAAATGTACAATGACGGCACAGCTTGTCCGATCCTCGCAGAAGTGCGTGGTTGGTTCAAAGACAAAAGTCTTGAAGAAATGGGTCGTAAGTATTGGAAAAAGCGTTCATACATTTTCCAAGGCTTTGTAGTTGAAGATCCAATTGGTGAAGACAAGACGCCAGAAAATCCTATCCGTAGATTTATCATTGGTCCTCAGATCTATAATATCATCCGCTCGGCATTGATGGATCCAGAACTAGATGAACTGCCAACAGACTTCCTAAAAGGTCTAGACTTCCGTATCGCTAAAACATCCAAAGGCGGATTCGCTGACTACTCAACATCTAAGTGGAGCCGCAGAGAACGTGCTTTGAGCGATGTTGAAAAAGCAGCCATTGACACTCACGGACTGTTTGATCTCAGCGGGTTCCTTCCTAAGAAGCCTACAGATGTTGAGCTTAAAGTGATGAAAGAAATGTTTGAAGCGTCAGTGGATGGCGAAGCATATGACATGGATCGCTGGGGACAGTATTTCAAACCAGCAGGCATGGGTCAGGCCACTGGTGATCCTAACAAAGCATCTGCTCGTGCAGCCCCAGTTGATGAAGATGCAGATGACACACCCGCTCCTGTAGTCAAACCTGTAAGTGCTCCTGCAGCACCAGCGGCTGCCGCTGAAGGTGCTAGTCGTGCGCAAGATATCCTTGCAATGATTCGCAATCGTCAAAAGCAGTAATTAACACGGCTCGGGCCAATGAGACGTAGTTCTTACGCCCGAGTTCTTCTCATCACAGGATAATAATATGGCAAAAGCATTTGATATTTCTAAATTTAGAAAGTCAATTACTAAGAGCATCGAAGGACTTAGTATTGGCTTCAATGATCCAGTAGACTGGATCTCAACCAACAACTTCGCACTGAACTATTTGATCAGTGGAGATTTTTACAAAGGCATTCCCCTGGGCAAGGTCACTGTGTTTGCTGGCGAGTCAGGTGCAGGCAAGAGTTTTATCTGTGCCGGTAACTTGGTCAAGAACGCACAGGCATCGGGCATATTTCCTATATTGATTGACACAGAAAACGCCTTAGATAAAGATTGGCTAGAAGCCTTAGGCGTAGACACTTCAGAAGATAAATTGATGAAGTTGAACATGGCCATGATCGATGATGTGGCCAAGACCATCGTGGAGTTCGTAGCAGAATATAAATCCATGGATGAAGCCACACGTCCTAAGATCTTGTTCGTGATAGACAGTCTTGGAATGTTACTGACTCCCACGGATGTTAATCAGTTTGAAGCCGGGGATCTCAAAGGTGACATGGGCCGTAAGCCCAAAGCACTTACGGCACTGGTTCGCAACTGTGTGAACATGTTTGGTAGTCTTAATATCGGTTTGGTGTGTACTAATCATACCTATGCCAGCCAAGACATGTTTGATCCAGATGACAAGATCAGCGGTGGTCAGGGTTTTATCTACGCCAGTTCAATCGTAGTTGCCATGCGTAAGCTAAAACTCAAAGAAGACGAAGACGGCAACAAGATCTCAGAGGTCAAAGGCATTCGTGCTGCCTGCAAGGTTATGAAAACACGATATGCTAAACCTTTTGAATCAGTGCAGGTGAAGATTCCTTATGAAACAGGTATGAATCCATATAGTGGACTGGTCGACCTGTTCGAAGCTAAAGGCATGCTCAAGAAAGAAGGAAACAGCCTAGTCTATACCACTGCCGATGGCGAGATCATCAAACAGTTCCGCAAGGCCTGGGAACGCAATGACAATCTCGGTCTCGACAAGGCCATGGCAGATGTATCAAAACACGGTGAAAAATCCATTTCTGAGATAACTACTACAGTTGAACCAGACTTGGAGGAAGCCGAATGAAAGAAGATTTAATCGCCGATATATGGAATGTAGTGATTGGTCATATTCCAGAAAAACAACGAGCTGATGTTGCCGCTGATTTTGTTAATACACTATTAGACTACGGTATCAAAGACTCTGTGTTAGAATCACTGCAAGGAGTGGATCCTTATTTAGACGATGCTATCGATTACGCAATCGATGGTGAGGAAATCGAAGAAGAATACGAAGACGACGAGGAATAAATGAATTGGTATGATCGAGTTTCCAAGGATATTTCGAATATTCCTGATGCTGTGGCCTATTATGAAGCTGAATTAATTTCAGCAAAACAAGATGTCCGTGTAACGGGAAACATCGAGAAAGCCTCTGCGCAGATGCCTGGCATCGTAGAAACTCGGTTCAATCAACTCCAAGAGATTGAAGGTATCCTAGAATATCTCAATATCGAACTTCGAAGACTGCGTAGTCAACACTTTCGTAAATATCTCGAAAACTATCAACGTCAGCTCAGTTCCAGAGACTGTGAAAAGTTTGTGGAAGGCGAAGCTGATGTTGTAGATTTTGAAAAGATCATCAATGACTTTGCTCTGCTACGCAACAAATGGCTAGGCATTATCAAAGCCTTAGACATCAAGCAATGGCAGTTGAGTAATATCGTCAAACTTAGAACTGCAGGACTAGAAGACGCTACTCTATGACAATTTTAGTAACTGGTGGCCTAGGATTAATAGGGCACCATGTAGTTAAGAAATTAGAAGATCTCGGTGAACAAGTGGTAATCACTGACACCCGAACCAACTACGGTATTATACCTCAGGCCGAAATCGATTATCTAATTTCTCAGAGATTAAAATCAATCACGACCGATAAAATACATCGCATTGATATCAGCGAACGAGATAGTGTAGAATGGTTGTTCAGGCACTACCGACCTTCAGCAGTGGTACATCTAGCATCATTTCCCCGGCAAAAAGTAGTTAATGCTGATCCTGCGCAAGGCGCTAAAGTCATGAGCGAAGGACTACTGAACCTATTAGAGGCCAGTGTGAAATATCAATGTCCGAGATTCCTGTATGCCAGTTCTAGCATGGTCTATGGTGATTTCAAAGATTATGTCAAAGAAGATGCTGTTTGCCGCCCACAAGGTCAGTACGGTATTATGAAGTTGGCAGGCGAGTGGTTGGTGAGAGATTACCAACGTAAAGGGATCGATCATACTATTTTTAGGCCCAGTGCGGTATATGGTCCATTAGATGTTGAGGACCGCGTGATTTCAAAGTTTCTGCTTACTGCCATGCGAGGCGGTGTATTAAAAGTAAACGGGATGCACGAAACTCTAGATTTTACCTATGTGGACGATGCAGCCCAGGGCATGGTACAGGCACTGCTGAGTGAAAATACCAAAAATAAAACGTACAATATAACCAAAAGCCACAGTAAAACTTTGTATGCAGCAGCACAATTGGCCGTAGAGTTAGTCGGCAATGGCAGCATAGCTATCGGTGATAAAGATCAAGATTTTCCTAGCAGAGGCGCCTTAGACATTTCTGCCGCACGGCAAGATTTCGGATTTGATCCAAAGATAGATATAGAGGAAGGTTTCGAACGTTATTATCGGTGGTTGAAAAATTCTTCGTACTATCAAGCCAATCTTTTAGGTTAGTCATTATATGTGCAGATAAATATCTGCATGAAAACCTTAGTACTTGTCACAGGAGGATTTGATCCTCTACATTCCGGGCACATCGCCTACTTTCGTGCAGCAAAGCAACTAGGAGACACACTGGTTGTTGGTGTTAATTCTGATGCATGGTTGGTTCGTAAAAAAGGTCGAGCATTTATGCCTTGGAACGAACGCATGAATATCGTTAAAAATATCAAAGACGTAGATTTTGTCTTGGAATTCAATGATGATGATGGCAGCGCCAAACAGGCAATAAAATTAGCCAGACGAACATGGCCGGATCATAAAATTATATTTGCCAATGGCGGGGACCGCACAGACGCTAATATTCCGGAAATGGAGTTTGAGGATCGCAATCTCGAATTTGCATTTGGAGTTGGCGGATTCGATAAGGCCAATTCCAGTTCGTGGATATTAGAAGAATGGAAAGCTCCTAAGACCGGCAGGGCATGGGGTTA